TGGTTTCAATCGTGGTAATGTCCGTGGTGCAATCAAACTCTCCTTCAATCCAACGAAGGCAGAGAGAGATCGTCTATACCGTGCAAGAGTTAATCCTGTAACGGACTTCCCAGGCCAAGGTGTGGTTCTATTTGGTGATAAGACTGCTCTCTCCAAACCAAGTGCATTTGACCGCATTAACGTGCGTCGTCTGTTCTTGGTTCTTGAGAAGGCAATCGCAACTGCTGCTAAGTTCCAACTCTTCGAATTCAACGATGAGTTCACTCGGGCACAGTTCCGTAACCTAGTTGAACCATTCCTTCGTGATGTCCAAGGTCGTAGAGGTATTACCGACTTCCGTGTAGTTTGTGACGCATCAAACAACACTGGTGAGGTGATTGACCGTAACGAGTTTGTTGGTGATATTTACATCAAGCCTGCTCGTTCCATTAACTTTATTACACTGAACTTTATTGCCGTAAGAACGGGCGTATCGTTTAGTGAGGTAGGAGGTTAATCATGGCTAATATTGACGATTTCAAGGCAAACCTAATCGGTGGTGGTGCTCGTGCGAACCAGTTTCGTGTAACGATCACTCCACCACCCGGCATTGCAATTGGACTTGATGTTCGTAGAACCTCATTTCTAGTTCGTGCCTCCAACCTTCCTGCACAAACTCTTGGGGAAATTCAAATCCCATTCAGAGGTAGGCAGATTTACATTGCTGGTGATAGAACGTTTGATGAAGCATGGACGACTACGTTTATGAATGACACAGACTTCATGATCCGTAATGCGATGGAACGTTGGAGTAACGGTATCAACGATCTTGCAAATAACACTGGTGTTGTTGCTCCTGCTGATTATCAGACGGACCTCACAGTGGAACAACTTGATCGTGACGATACAGTGCTAAAGACATATATCTTTAGAAGTGCATGGCCAACAACAATTTCTGCAATCGAATTAACATCTGACACAGCAGATGCGATTGAAGAATTTGAAGTAACATGGAGATATCAACACTTTGAAGCTTCAGGCGTGAACTTCTAATTTAAACCTACTAAATAGAAGATACTAGTAGGAGATATTATGGCACAACTTTTTGGGTTCCAAATTCAAAGAGCAACCAAAGAAGTAGAGGGTGGTGAAAAGACATTCACCACCCCTACTCCTGATGACGGCGCAATTGACGTTGCTGGCGGTGGTTTTTTATCGTCTGTACTCAACACAGATGGACGTGAAAGATCAGATGTTGATCTTATTCGAAGATACAGAGATATCGCATTGCAGGCTGAGTGTGATGCCGCAGTTGAGGATATCGTAAACGAATCAATCGTAGCAAATACGAATGACGTTGCAGTACAAATTACACTAGACAATCTACCCTATCCAGAGAAGATTAAGAAAAGAATTCGTGACGAGTTCAACGAAATCCTTCGTCTATTAGATTTCAGTGTCAAGGGACATGATATCTTTAGACGGTGGTACGTTGACGGTCGCATCTACTATCACAAAGTTATTGACGTTAATAATCCTCGGCGGGGTATTACACAGGTTCGTAATATCGACCCTATGAAGATTAAGAAGGTCAGAGAAGTAAAGAAGAGCAAAGATCAGAAGACGCAAGTTGATATGATCGAAAAGGTAGACGAGTATTTCGTGTATAATGAAAAGGGATACTCTGGTGTTGGCGGTATGTCAAACTCAACATCACAGGGCATTCGTATTTCCAAGGATGCAATCTGCTATGTTCCTTCTGGTTTGATCGACAGTTCATCAGGTCGTGTTCTTTCTTACCTACACAAAGCAATCAAACCTGTTAATCAGTTGCGTATGATTGAGGATGCGTTGGTTATCTATCGTATTTCTCGTGCGCCAGAACGTAGAATTTTCTATATTGACGTTGGTAATCTACCAAAGGTCAAGGCAGAACAGTATCTAAAAGACGTTATGAACCGTTATCGTAACAAACTTGTTTACGATGCAACGACAGGTGAGATACGAGATGACCGTAACCACATGAGTATGTTGGAAGACTTCTGGTTGCCACGAAGAGAAGGTGGTAGAGGAACAGAGATTACCACACTTCCCGGCGGTTCTAATCTCGGAGAGATTGATGACATCGTATATTTCCAACGGAAACTATACCGTTCACTTAACGTGCCGATTTCAAGACTTGAAGCAGAAAACGGGTTCTCTCTCGGAAGAGCAACTGAAGTTACTAGAGACGAACTTAAATTCACAAAGTTCGTACAACGTATTCGTAAGAAGTTTACCCCACTCTTCGTAGACCTCTTGAAGACAAACCTTCTATTGAAGGGAGTAATCTCACCAGAAGACTGGCCAAATATGCAAGAACATATTCAGTTTGACTTCCTAGAAGATGGTCACTTTGCAGAACTGAAAGAGGCAGAACTACTTAACGACAGAATTCAAACACTTGACAGCATTCAGTCATACATTGGAACATTCTTCTCAAAAGAGTATGTTCTCAAACGTGTATTGAACATGAATGATGCAGATATTGCAGAGATGCGGGATCAGATTGCAAAAGAACGTGATATGGACCCATTAGAAGGTGGCGTCGATATTCCAGATGGTTCCGATGGTGTAACTCGTTATCCACAGGATGGTACTGGTGGTATTATTGCACCAGACGAAATGCCTGATTACGAAGACCCAGAACAAGACGGTATTCCATCTGATGATGACGCATTTGGTGATGAAGGAGATGAACAATGAACACCACAAAAGATTTACTAAACGCAATTGTCTCAGGAAACAACATTGAGGCAGAGAGAATTTTTCAAAACGATATGGCAGATAGAGTGGGTAGCAAACTAGAGATGCAACGAAGAGAAGTTGCAAACAGTTTTGTCAAGTCACCTATTGAGGACGTAAATGAGGAAGATTGAGGACATCTACGAACAGACAGTTCTAGAGAAGGATGAGCATCGTAAGTCTAAGGAGTATCGGAAACTTTCTCCTAAGATGAAGAACGCTGTTGACTCTATTTTCAGTGTTATGGATTCCAAACCCTCAGATTTCCTAAATAGTTTCGAAAAAACAATAAAAGACGTTTCAAAACAGTTCAAAGTGTCGGAAAAAGACCTAATGTCTTACTTTGAACGAGAAATGCTAAACATTTAAGGACTAAGATATGGCTTGGGCAACACAGATTCTATCGGATAAAGACTTCGAAGTGACAGTCAAAGCAGTTGCAACTGGTGCAGAGACAGAAGCAGTTATTGTTGATGCATCTGCACTAGACGGTCATGACGCAAACCCTGCACTAGATATTGTAGGTGTTCACTGGTGTACAACTGGTGGTACACTACTACTAGAGTTTGATGCAACCACAGATGATACTGCAATGGCTCTGGTTGGTAACGGTAAGTTGGGCGGATTTGATGGCCTGCCAGTTCTTGCAAAGAACCCAAAATCATCTGGTTATACGGGTGATATCCTCGCAACTTGTGCTGGCGCAACAACTCTGATTATTAAATTAAGAAAATCTGCTGGTTACGATAACCTAGTATAAGGACAGTAATAATGTTAAACTCACATACTCATAAAGAGATTGAAAAAGCAGTTATTCGTAGTCAACACACTCAAAGAAATTGGGACTTGACTAAGAGAATTCCACAAGAAGACATTGATACAATGATTCATGCGGTAACAAATTGTCCAAGTAAACAAAATATTGCTTTCTATAAGGTAACTTTTATCGAAGATAGATCACTTATTGAAGACATTCACAACTTGACATATGGGTTTAGTACTCACGGTGATTCTCCAGAACTACCTTCTGGTGAACAAAACAAACAACCAATCTATCTAAGAAAAAGATTGGAAGGCCGTGTTGCAGAAACAAATCCACAGACTTTGGCAAATCTATTAGTAATTTTTGAAGAGCATAATTTCTTAGATGACTTGCATGAAGATACTGTTCCTAGAAACGAACTTACTAGAAGTTTCTTAAAGAATGGTGAGTTGACAGAATGGGATATGCAAGAGATTGAAAGAGACAGAAATATTGCAGTAGGTATTGCTGCAGGATATTTAAACATTGTTGCCTCACTTATGGGATATAGAACAGGTTGTTGCCAATGTTTTCATGAAGAGGGTGTACAAGAGACTGCACTTCTGAAGGGAAGACCAATTCTTCTTATGGGTGTTGGTTTTCATCAAGAAGGTGTGAGTCGTAAAAAGCACCACATTCGTGATTTCAATTTTAGGTCTAAGAAGAAACAACCAATCCAATACGAAGTTTGGAAATAAGGATAAGAAAAATGTCTAACACGGTAAAACTGTTCTCAGAACAAGTAGAAGAAGTAGAATACATCTGCGAAGAAAAAGAAGACGGTAAGAAGAGTTACAAGATTCGTGGTATCTTCATGCAATCGGATATCAAGAACCGAAATGGCCGTGTTTATCCAGAACAGGTACTTGCAAAGGAAGTTGCAAAGTACAACAAGAATTTCATCAAAGAGAATCGTGCTTTTGGTGAATTAGGTCACCCAGACGGACCAACCGTGAACCTTGAAAGAGTTTCACACATGATTACAAGTCTGGAACAAGACGGTAAGAACTTTATTGGTGAGGCAAAGATCATGTCCACACCAATGGGTGAAATCGTAAAGAATCTCATGGACGAGGGTGCTAAACTCGGCGTTTCCTCGCGTGGTATGGGTAGTCTAGAACAAAAAAATGGTGCAAACTATGTTCGTGATGACTTCTATCTCGCAACGGCCGCCGATATCGTTGCTGATCCATCCGCTCCAAATGCTTTCGTAGAAGGTATTATGGAAGGTAAGGAGTGGGTTTGGAACAACGGTGCTCTACTTGAAGCAGAATTGGTTGAGATGAAACGGGAATTTGATGCAAAACAGGCAAGACTTGACGAATCGCGGAAAGCACTTGCCTTTGCAAAATTTCTACAAAGATTATAATTTATAAATAAATATTAGTAATTTTATTACTGCAAAAAGGAGGCATCCTATGTCAGAACTAGAACAAACAATTGAAGAGTTGGAGGCGGAAGTCCTTGCTGAGCTTGAAGAAGCGAATGAAAGTGACCCCCAGAAAAAGGGTGCCGTCCCAGCAGAAAAGGGCAAGAAGGTCGATGGTGAAGTCCAAGATGGTGGCGCACCTGTAGTCGATCCAGAAGCCGCATCATCCCCAACAGACGTTGCAGCAAAGAATGCAAAGCCTGTTACTGGTGATGCACAACAGAAAG